TATAGTTCAATGGTGAACTTTGCACGTTGTAAGTGTCTTGGTGCAAATGTTCTGAGGGGTCCTGATCAGATTCCTTGGGATGGTAAACTTCAATATGATTATCAATTATGGATTGATAGTGATATTGTTTTTACTACAGAGAAGTTCTGGCAACTGTGTGACCTTGCTATCAATGAAGAAGGTGAGGAGAAAGAGATTGTTGCTGGATGGTATAGTACAGAAGATGGTCGTACTACATCAGTTGCACATTGGTTGGATGAGGATGATTTCCGTAACAATGGTGGCGTGATGAATCATGAGATGGTAGATGGTATCAGTAAGCGTACTAAACCATTTACTGTTGATTACACTGGATTTGGTTGGGTACTAATTCAGAATGGTGTATTTGAGAATGAGAAGATGAAGTATCCTTGGTTTGCACCTAAGATGCAAGTCTTTGAATCTGGTGCAGTACAAGACATGTGTGGCGAAGATGTTTCATTCTGTCTTGATGCAATTGAAGCTGGATATGAGATCTGGTGTGATCCTCGTATTCGTGTTGGTCATGAAAAAATGCGTGTAATTTGATTAGGAGAAAACTATGGCAAAAGGTGGATCTAACAAAACTGTTTTTGAATCAGGCGCACCAAAGAAAACTCGTCAAGGGCGTAGTCCTCGTACACTACTCTCTGCAACCTCTCGTAATGGTCGTAAGAAAAAGTATCGTGGGCAAGGTAAATAGTACAGAATTCAAATTTGTATGAGCTGTTTAGTCACTAATCTACCATCAACTGAAGTATGGGTTCGTAAGGAATATCTTACGGATCATCAAAGTGGATGGGGAGAATTTGTAAAGGGCGTTTGGGTTTCGGCTAAGTCGATTCCTGGACGCGCTTTTTATTTTGAGACATACTTGCCAGAGTATGCTGCAATGTATGATAAACTACCCATCAGTGCCTTTGTGGCTCGTCCTCAGACACCTGAACCTGATATGAACCTACCTAACCTACAATTCTGGAATTGTATGGACTATGGTGTAGTAAGTATCGATAAGAAATTCATTGGTAGTATGGACTTTGAGTGCTATACAAGAGATTATGGCATTGTAAAAGGTACTTATATTTGCACATTAGACAATTATCATCGCGATCCAGACATGGTTGATTGGGCAACAAGTGAAAATCCTGCTGAACATAAGTCACATAACCTAATTGAACTTGAAAATGGACAATTTGCACTCTATCCAAACAACAGATTACGTATTTTTGACAATAGTCTGACACCTGTTGAACCAAAAATGCCTGATTTTAAGGTATCAACACAGTATTATCAGGTTGAAAATGGGTTTGATCGTCTTGGAATGGGTAGAGAGGACGAATATTTCTGGAAAACTGCTAAAGAACGGGATAGCAACCCCGTAAAAAGTTCTGTTTTAACCAATTTAGAGGACGAAACAGATGGCAAACAACCCGAATCCGGACAGGAATGTTGATTATATGAGAGAAACATGGGGAACTACTAGTTTAATTACAGACTATGATACAAATCCTTCTGGTAAGATGCTTCGTGAAATTGCTAATGACGATATAACACCAAAGAAGCATGATTTTAAATCACAAAAGGAATTGCATGAAAGGATTCGTAATGATGATGATTATGATGATTGGGAATATGGTTCAGAACCTATCCCTTTAACTGAATTTTAGTGTAATAAATAATGTGAGTATTCTTGTAACAAAGTGCCAGTTGAGAGGATCAGTAAAGGATTCAAGGACATTAGTGCCTCTTTTCAGGTCAATCCCCTGAATGACGATCTGATCGCTATCACAAATGAAAATGCTATAGCACGTTCTATTCGTAATCTTATTCTTACACAAAAAGGTGAGAGACCATTTAACCCTTCTCTTGGATCTAGGGTAAATGGTCTTCTTTTTGATAATATTGATAAACTTACTGCTACTGTAATTCGTGATGAAATAGTCAATACAATTAGAAATTTTGAACCAAGAGTTGAATTGATTGAAGTATTAGTAGCACCTAATTATGATGAAGCTTCTATGGATGTAACAATCCAATATTATATTATAGGAATAGATATTCCTGGACAAGAATTAACATTCGCATTGCAACCCACTAGGTAAATGCCTTTAGTAAATTTTAGCAACTTAGATTTTGATCAGATAAAGACGTCCATTAAGGATTACCTAAGGGCGAATTCAAACTTTACTGATTATGATTTTGAAGGGTCCAACCTTTCAAGTATTATAGATGTGTTAGCATATAACACATACATCACCTCATATAATGCCAATATGGTATCCAATGAGGTGTTCATTGATAGCGCTACACTTAGAGAGAATGTAGTTTCTCTTGCAAGAAATATTGGATATGTTCCTAGATCCAGAAAAGCAGCAACTGCAACTGTTTCCTTTTCTGTTGATGTATCCAATACTACTGCAGTTACTTTAACATTAAAAGCAGGTCTTGTTGTAAGCACAACAAATAGAGCAAATATAACAAGTCAAAGTTATAACTTTACTATTCCATCAGACATTACTGTTCCAGTTGATTCCACTGGAGTAGCATATTTTAATGATATTGATGTGTATGAAGGAACTTATATTACTCAGCCATTTACTATAAGTTCAAGAAATCCAAATCAAAGATTCACTCTCAACAACCCTGGAATTGATACATCACTTCTCACTGTCATTGTAAGAGACTCACAAACATCAACTGTTCAAAGGAAGTTTAGAAGATCAGATAGTTTATTTGATGTTACATCAACTACACCAGTTTATTTCCTTCAAGAGATTGCTAACGAAAGATATGAAGTATTGTTTGGGGATGGTGTTTTTGGACTGAAACTTCAGGAACCAAATTACGTTGAAGTTAGTTATGTGGTAACTAGTGGTGAGGAAGCAAATAATCTCACTAGTTTCAAATTTACTGGGAGAATTCTGGATAATAATGGCACACCCATTACAAGTGGCATTTCACTCATAACAACTATTTCGCCATCATTTGGTGGAAAGTCAATTGAATCAACAGATTCAATCAAAAAGTATTCAACTCAAATCTATGCTTCCCAAAACAGAGCAGTGACTGCATCTGATTATGAAGCACTGATTCCTACAATTTATCCAGAAACAAGTTCAGTTTCTGTATTTGGTGGTGAGGACTTAAATCCTCCTGCTTATGGAAAGGTATTCATTAGTATTAAACCATATAATGGTGTATACCTTCCAGATAGTATTAAAGAAAATATTACTAGTTCACTGAAAAGATATTCTGTTGCAGGTATTGTTTCTGAAATTATTGATTTGAAATATCTGTATGTAGAGACAAATACAAAGGCATATTACAATACAAACCTTGCACCTTCTTCAAATTATGTGAGGACTTTGATTAGAGACAACATCACAAACTATGCCAATTCAACTGAGTTAAATAAGTTTGGTGCTAAATTCAAATACAGTAAGTTTTTGAAGATCATTGATGATAGTCATGAATCAGTAACCTCTGATATTACAACAGTTAGTATCAGAAGAGATCTGGCTCCTGTTCTCAATAATTTTGCAGAATATGAAATCTGTTTTGGAAATAGGTTCCATGTAGATAATGAATCTGGATTCAATATCAAATCATCTGGATTTACTGTAAGTGGGATTAATGATATTGTTTATTTTGGTGATTTGCCCAATTCTGATTTAAGAACTGGGACAATCTTTTTATTCAAGTTAAATTCTCCAACTGAGCCAGTAGTAGTAAAGAGATCCATTGGCACAATTGATTATGTAAAAGGTGAAATTAAACTCAATCCAATCAATGTAATTTCAACAAAAGTGACAAGAGAAGTTCCACTCATTGAGATTTCTTCAACACCATATTCAAATGATGTGATTGGATTACAGGATCTTTATTTGCAGCTAGATATTAATAACACTACAGTAGATATGATTGCTGACAACATTGCTTCTGGCAATGATTCATCAGGTAGTAACTACCAAGTAACTTCCAGTTATTCAAACGGATCTCTCATTAGATAATAAAGAATGGCAGTAGATAGAGTCAAGTTCCAGGACATCGTTGCAAGTCAGATCCCTGACTTCGTAAGAGATGACTTTCCTCTCCTTGTTGAATTTTTAGAGCAGTATTATGTTTCACAAGAGTATCAAAGTGGAACATATGATCTTATTCAAAACATAGACAAGTATGTAAAGGTTGATGAGTTATTCAACCTTAAGAATTCAACGTCACTTGCTGCAGATATTTCATATACAGATACCAGTATATCTACTGGAGCATTTGGAAACTTCACTGTAGGGTTCCCAGATAGAGATGGTCTCATTAAAATTGACAATGAGATCATTTACTATGAATATAAGACAGACACTACTTTTGAGGGGTGCGTAAGGGGTTTCAGTGCAGTTACATCTTACACAGGATCAAATACACCAGATGAGTTAGTATTTTCAACCTCTGAGATAGATGAACACACTAGTGGTGCGTCAATTTATAATCTCAATATACTCTTCCTTCAGGAATTTTTCAAAAAACTAAAGAGTCAATTTGTTCCCGGATTCGAAGAAAGGACTCTTTATTCTGGGTTAGATCAAAGAAACTTTATTTTTAATGCAGATAGTTTCTATAGTTCAAAGGGAACAGATCAGTCCTTTGAGATTCTCTTTCGTGCACTTTATGGAGAAGATGTAGAAGTTTTAAAACCAAGTGAGTATTTGATCAGACCATCAAATGCAAATTATAAAGTAACGAAGGATTATGTCATAGAAACCATTCAAGGCAATCCTTTAGATTTAAAGAACAGAACCCTTTTTCAAGATTCTACTGGTGCAAAAGGTTCAGTAAGTAATGTTAGACCAGTTAGATATAATGATACACAATACTATCAAGTAAGTATTGACTTTGGATACCAAAGAGACATTGATGTAAGAGGAACAATCTTTGGAGAATTTAAGTCGAATAGCAAAACCAAAATACTTAATTCAGTATCTGTTGGTTCAACAGTTATAGATGTAGATTCAACTGTAGGATTCCCAGAAAGTGGAAATCTTATCACAACGGATATTGACGACAACATTGTTACATTAACTTATAGTGGAAAGAGTGACAACCAATTCTTCAATGTATCTGGTCTGAACTCCAATGTTAGTGAAACAACTGATATTAGAGAGAATGAATTTGCCTATGCTTATGTTGGATCTGGCACAGACAATCAAATCCAAGTTAGAATAGCATCTACT